AGATCTCGAGTAAATCCACTTCGAGAAAATCAACACCGCCGGCGCGATTCTTGTCGGTCGAGAATTTCCACTTGATCGGCATCCAGCTCATAGAGCAGGTGTTGATGAACTTCGCCCGCACCATCTCGCCAATAGTGGCGCCAAATGGATAGAGATCGCGGCTCGTGAACTCGATATCCACTTTGGAGGCCGGCTCGCCGAGCCGAATCGCCGCCGCGCGGCCAATGGGGGGCTGCTTATCATCATGCGCGAAAAGGATGGTCGGGTTCTTCTGAAAATTGTCCGCGTGGATGCCGCGATTCAAGACGACATGACCGTCTCGGCCGACTTCTTCCGTGTTGAAAATGAAAGTCGCGAGGCCAGTGGCAGAATCGACAGATGGTGGCTCCGCGTTTGGCGCAAAACGACGGATGGGGCGAACGGTAATGCCTTCCTCAATTTCCGGCCGGCCACCTTTGGCCCATCGCAGAGATTTGTCACACGTCGCGCAATAGGCTGCTCCCGAGCGGCTGGCCACCTTCGGGCTGACGCAATCACACAGACTCATGCGGTGTCCTTCATGATGAGGTCTCGCGAATCATCTCTTCGGCAAGCGCCCGCACGTTCGCGAGGCTCGTTGTCTGCTTCTCCAGTGCCGCCCGTTTCTTGTCGCAATCAGCGCGCAATGCGCGCTCGACCTTCTCCAAATTGGCATGTGCCTCTCGGTATCGATCGCATTCCGCACGCAGATCACGTTCGACGGTCGCCAACTCGGCGTGCATCTTGCTCCAGCGTTCGAGCTCTGACCGGGCAGAGGCCAGATCGGATTCAACCTTGCGCGTTGCCTCAACGATCACCTGCAGTCGGTTCTGCGCGCCGCCCAATAGCACAACGCCTTCGCGACATCCCTCAACCCCATCTGCCCACGCGCTGCGGTTCTCGATCAATGTCTTGAACTTGGCGAGCAGCTCTTTCACTTCTGCATTGAGATCGATCAATTGGTCACTGACGGCGCCGGTCATATTTTTATCAACTCTCTCCTCGGCGGCCGATCGGGGAAGTGGAGCAATCGCAGCACGCTTGTTCATGTCTTCGCGATGACCTTGTTCGGTGGACGGCCGCCGCCTTCGGCTTGTTGACCTGTCTGATCGCTTCCGGGCTCACTACGGGATATCAATGGATCCTCTTCCTTTTGATCAGCTGGGATCGTATTGAGCGGACGGAACACGACATCGCCGCCCTCAACTTTCTGCTGACCCTCGCCTGATCTGATTTCGTTGATCGTCATCCAGCCCGTACCACCCAATGCCACCCTATTGGCCGCGTAACGGCTCGTGATGTCTGCGCGCAGGATGCGATCGACGTTGAACTCAACGAACAACTCGTCCTGGTCCTCGTCGATGCCGAAGGTATAAGCGAGGCGTCGCTCCCACATCTCGAGCCACGTTGAGAGACAATCGTTCAGGTATTCCTGCGCGAGCTGCGTGATCGAATTGCCTGTCGTGCGCGTCATCTCGCCGAGTTTGTGCAACGGCACGCGATACACGCGCGCAATTTCGGTGAGTTGGAACTGTCGTGAGGCAATGAATTCCATGTCGGATGAAGTCATGGCCAGGGCCTGCCACTTCAGTCCCTGCTCGAGGATGGCCGTCTTACCGGCGTTGTAGAGCCCACTGTTGAGCGTCTTCCAATCCTCATGTAGCCGTTTTGCCGCGTCGGGGCTCAACTTCTGATCGGTCGTCAGAATGCCGCTCGGTTTCGCGCTGTTGCCAGCCCAGCGTGACGCCAACTGCTCCTGTGCAATGGCCAATCCGATCGCTTCGCGATTCATGCTGATCGGCGAGAGCCCCAACAGGCCGTTCAGCGTCAGTGCCTTCAGGTGAAAGATGTCTTCGGCCGCGATCAACAACGGTTCATTGCGGAGGACAGCCATCTCGTGCAGCCCCGACCGCGTGACCATGTAGAACAGCGACCCGTCTGGCGCTTCCCAGAGCGCGACGCGGTCCGGATTGACCGGGACCAGCATGACCGGCTTGCCGCGTGCATCGCGCAGGATCACGGCGTAACCATTGCCCCGCAACAACACCGAGGCCTGCATCATCCCGCAGAACTCGAACCAGGTGAGCCAGGGCGCCGGCTCCTTGAGCAGCGAGGACAGATAATGATCGGTCGCCTTCTGGCGTTTGCCCATGCGCTGGCCACGGAAAATCGCCGCTCCGAGCTTGGCGATGTCGTAGGAGATCATCGACACGCAGGCGAAGACCGTTGACACCTGCATGGCCGATGCCTGACCAACCATCACCCCGGCCGCAGTTGGCGATGACCAGCCCGAATCCGCCCAGTTGAGCGCGTCCAGGGTCGTGTCGCTAGTGCGCGCGACCCTCGCCCCCATGCCACGGGCGATACTGGCGACGAGTCCCATTAGGGATGCTGCCACCAGATGATCGCGATCACGACGAGCCAGAGCGCTGCGTTCAATATCGCGGATTGTTTGAAGGTCATGAGATCGGTTATCCGCCGCGGGCCCGCAGAATTACGCCGGCGATCAACAGGACGCCGCCCACGATCGGACCAGCAGGCCGGTATATTTCAAAAGCGCCGTAGGCGACCAGGGCCGCGCCGCCGAGTAGAGACAGCGTTTCAACCAACGCCCCCATGGGCGGCCCGAGCGCGCGAAGTGCGGTACCGATATGTTTTGCGACTGGACTCACCGCGTTACCTCAACCAATGACCAACAGGCCGTGTTCTTCGTAGGCTGACTTACTGGCAGTTGGAGCGGATGTCGCAGCGCCCACCGCCATCGTGATGGCCACTAAGGCGTCAATGCGGTTCACCGCCCGCCGCTTGCTGAACCATCGGTTATCGAAGGGGTCGCGTTCGAGCGCCGCCGACATTGCAGCCGAAATCAGCACTGGGCTTCGGCGCAAGCGGATCCGGCGTTCCAGGATCAGCGTCTCGAGCGCCAACACCGAACCCGGCATCCACAGTCCCTGCGGCGGCTCCTCGCCGGCCAGGCGCGCTGCTTCGATCTGCTCGGGCGTCGCTTTCGCACGCCGCACGCCGCCTTGCGGGTGTTCGACTTGCGGCAGGGTCAGACCCAACGCATCGAGCTCCTGCTCGAGCTTGCGATAGGCATACCGGTCGTAGGCCAGGAGTTCGATTTGGTATTCGGCGTTGACTTCCGCGAGCCGCGCCGCAATGAAATCCAACCGGATGTTGCGGCCCGAGACCGCATTCAACCAGCCGCCCTTGACCCACACCTCGTATGGCGCCTGGTCGCGCAAGGAGCGCTCGATGAGCGTGTCTTTCGGTGTCCAGGCCTCAATCCAGGCGTCATACGTCGGTAGCTGCACCGTCTCTTCGCCCCGCTTGACTTCGACGCTCCCGGTCTCTACGCAGAAGCCGAGGGCGGACAAATCCTGGGCACCGGACAGGTCCGCGCTGGTGAAAATCTTCTTGCCAAGGTGCTCGCGCGGATCGAAATCCGACAGGACCGATTCGAGCGCTGCGCGACCCATCCAGGATTCTTCGGCATCGGTCCACATGCAGAAGTGCAGGCGCAGGATTCCGTTCAACTTGCCCGGGATCGATTTCGCCTGTCGGACAACGCCCGCGAGGTAGTCATGTTTGACGGTCACGCCCAGCAGCGGATTGGCCTTCACCCAGCAGCTCGGGTCTTCGAGGGGGTCATCATCCTTGTCGAGCGCACAGACATAGCTGAACGCCTCGTCGTCCACTACCTCGCCCACGAAGGCGAAATCCTCACCCGGTGTCATCGTACCGGCGGCCACCCGCACCGCGTGCTGATGCTCCTGCCAGCAAACCGAATTTCTGTCAGAGCCGGAATTCGTGGCCATCACGAGCAACGGCTGTCGTCGCGATTTGAAGCCGCGCTCGAGCAGTTCGATGGTCGTGGAGTTGCGATGCTCGTGCACCTCATCGCAGAGCGCGCAGGACGGTCGCGGACCCGATTGCCCGTCGTCGCTTGAGATCGGCCGGAAGAACGAGCCCGTCTTGAAGTCCGCCAGGTTCCACACCGGCGTGCCGCCGGATTTCTTCAGCCGAGCGGCAAGCGCGGGCGACTGATCGACCATCGCCACGGCATCGCGGAACAGGACCATCGCCTGGTCCTTCTTCGAGCCGGCGGCATAAATCTCCGCCCGGGGTTCGTTGTCGGCGAGCATGCAATACAGGCCGATGCCGGCGAGGAACGGTGATTTACCGTTGCCCTTGCCTTCCTCGTCGTAGAAGCGCCGAAACCGCCGCGTACCATCGGCCCGCTTCCAACCGAAGAGCGCGCCTGCGCGAAAGGCCTGCGAAGGGTCCAGGTTGAACGGCAGACCCTCAAACTGACCGCCATTCAAACGCAAGACGTCCGGGAAGAATCCCATCGCCCGCTGCGCGGCCGCTAAGTCCCATCGCAGTCCCCGCTTGGGCCCATCCTTCAGATCCGCCAGATGTCGCCGGCACGTGTTTCGAACGTGAGGCCCGGCAACGATCTTCCCCGCAACGACCGCCTTGGCGTAAGCGGTGACCGGATCGGCCGGCGCCTTACGTGAGGTATTTTTCTGCGGGGTCTTTTTTCTGGCCATCGGGCGTATCTGCAGGAGGTACCCGTCTGCCGCGTGCTCCAGGATCATTGAGCGCCATGCGTGCACGTGAACTCGGATCAAGTCCGAGCTCGCTCCCAAGAGATCGATGCTCGCGCCGGTCAGACGCCGTCCACTTCTGTCGCTTGCGCGGCTTTTCAAACTCCGCTTGCCGATCGCACCAGGCCGCGAGCTTGTAGGAATCCGCGAGGCTCAGCCAAAACGCAAAACCTAACACTTCATCCCACAGTTCCCCACCGCGACCCACCAACCATGTTGGTTTTACCGGGTCGCCATGAACCAGCGGCTCGGTTTTCGGAACTTCACGGTGTCCGGGATTGCCGGTCACCACTTTTAGCCAAGCCGGCTTCGGACGTTGACCCCCACGCACCCCGCTCATCGAATTTGGACCTCAAAGTTTTTCATGCGCGAATATGCACGCGAAGG